ATGGTCCACCGCAGCCGCAACAGCCACCGGGACAAGGTCCGCGCCTTCCCCTTCGTCGCGCGGCTGAAGCGCGAGGATCCGTTCCGGCCGGCCGACATCGCCGAATGGCAGGCCGCCGCCGATCGCATCGCCCAGGGCCTCGGCTGGTACGCGCGCCAGGGCCATGTCGGCGCGTGGAACGTCAAGCTGATCGGCTTCGCCACGCCGGCGCAGGCCGGGGAGATGCAGGCCTGGATCGCCCGGTCGGGAATCGAGACGCGCCCGTCGCCGGCGAAGTACCGCGGACCGGAGCTGAGCGTCGGCCGCTACGGCGAGGGGTGACGGCTAGGCCGCCTTCTTCGCCGGCGGCAGCAGCACGATCGAACTGTCGGGCGCCGGCTTCTGCAGCTTCAGGGCATCTTCGATCGTGCCGGTCAGCCAGCGCTCGACGTCGGCCGGCGTCATCAGCATCACCGGCATCGCCTTGTCGTGGACCGGCTCGACGACGCCGTTCGGCTCGGTGGTCAGGAACGAGAAGAGCCTGTGCGTGCCGACGTTGGGCTTGGCCTTCGTGCCGCGATCGCCCTCCCATTCCCGCCAGATCCCGGCGAAGAAGAAGGGCTCGCCGTCGCGGCGCGCGAACCAGCGGAACTGCACCGGCTTGCTGGTGTTGCGGTCGGGCTCGGCAAAGGCGGTCGCCGGCACGACGCAGCGCTGCTCGGGCTTCTTCAGCCAGGGCTTCCAGTAGCCCGATCCGGTATTGCGCACGTTCGTCACCGGCGCCCTGCTCTTCATGAAGGGCGGCGGCGGGAAGCCCCAGCGCATGGTCTCGACGACGCGGCGGCCGTCACGCACCACGACGACCGGCGCCTCGTAGTTGGGATAGACGCTGGTGGCGTCGTTCCGGTCGGCGATCGCCTCGGCCCACTCCCTGCCGACCAGCTGGTAGTGCTTCAACAGGCCGGCGACCTCGTCGCGCGACAGCCGCATCGTGTAGAGGTTGCACATGGGCCGATGCTAGCGGATCAGCCCACGGCGCGCATCGGACCCTGTTGTCCACCCCGAACGCGAACAGGGCCGCCCAGGCCGTGAGGCCCGGGCGGCCCTGCCGCTTCCGACGATCGCCGAGAGGAAGACGTTGCGATCGCCGTCGAAGGTCTATGCCGTCTTTGGATCGCAGCTGCCTTGCCGGCGCCGCCTCGAGATCAGTCCGCGAACCAGTCGACCAGCTCCGACTGGCGCGCCTCGCATTCGCGGAACTTCTGGGCGAGATCGGCGAAGGCCTCGCCGTTCTGCTCGATCGACCTCGACGGGTCGGGCAGCATCGGCTTGTCGCACTTCTTCAGGAGCTCAGGGCCGGGCTTTGGCTGCACCACCACCGGCACCGCCTCCGGCTTCGAGAATAGCCCGCACCCCGCCAACAGTAGCCAGCCAGGCAGGATCAGTGCGGCAAGGGCCGCCGCTCGATTGGACAAGGCGGATCTCCGTCTTTGCGGTCGAGGCGACCAGGCCGACGCTGCGTACCTCTTCCGTGAGCTCGCGGATCGAGTCGTCGGATCTCGCCTTGGCCTTGCGCTCGGCCTCGAGCGCGGCCTCGGCCAGCTTCGTCTTGAAGTTGGCGAACTCCAGCCTGCCTTCGGCGACCTCTTCCTGCGACCAGGCGAGCCGCAGCGACTGCACGCCGGCGCCGGCGATCGCCAGCGCCGCGACGATGCCGAGGCCCGAGGCCAGCGGGTTCTTCGCGAGCCACGCGAGCACGGTCAGAGCGCCAGCAGTCCGACGCGCGTGCCGCGGGCGTCGATCGTGAGCAGCTGCCGGCGCGGGCTGGCGCGGCGGCCGATATGGACCCAGCCGCCGAACTCGTGGATCAGCTGGTCGAAGTCGAGCGACTCGGCATAGGTCGCGAGCTCGCGGCAGACCTCGAGCGGCGTGCCGAAGGTCGGGCAGGTGAAGTCGGCCGCCATGCCGAAGCAGTGGGCCGACGTCGCCGCGCCGCCGACCGCCGCGTTGAGCGCCGGCGAGCGGTAGCCGCTGGTGATCCAGATCGGCCGGCTGCCGAGCTGCGTCCGCGCCAGCTCGAGCATCTGCGCGGTGCGCTGCAGCTCGGTCAGGATCTCGGGCGACGGCCGGTTGTCGATTCCCAAGCGCCGCGCCGTGGCGGACTCGATGAACTCGTCCAGGTCGAAGTGGGCCGACAGTTTCATGGGTTCCTCGCGGGCCGGCGAAGCCGGCCGGTTAGCGACAGGTGCTGCGCAGCAGCACCGGGAGCGTCGAAGGGTGGTGCAGCGCCCGTCGGCGCTCTCGCTCCCGCGCCTTCACAGGCGCATCGCAAGCGATGAGCTGTCGCTACGGGCGCCGGGCTTCGCCCGGCGCGACTACCGGTAGGTCGAGCGGCGCTTCCAGTCCTTGGCAGCCGCCCAGGCGAGGACGGCGGCGAGCGGCGGCACCAGCAGCCAGCGGCCGGCGGGCAGAGCCGGCGCGCCGTACTTCCAGGCCTCAAGCCCCTCGTAGGCGAGGCCGAGCGCCAGCAGCGAGTAGAGCCACCAGCGGCAGCCCCGGGCGGTGCGGTAGCGCCAGCCCTGCTGCAGCAGGATCGCGGCGATCGCCACGGCGCAGCACAGGACATAGGCCAGCGTCAGCCAGGGGAAGGTCATTGCGGGCGACCTCCCTTCCACAGCGACCAGAGCCAGGCGAAGGCGGCCTGCGGATCGACCCGCCATTTCTCGACGAAGGTCGCCAGCCCCGCGAGCACGTTCATGCCCAGGAACGCGATCAGCAGCGCGACCAGGCGCTCCTGCTTGTGGCTGGCGCCGAGATACTCGGCGACGGCCGGCGTGGCGAACAGCGCCAGCGACCAGCTCGAGACGACCGCCACGATGCGCGTCACGGGATTGCTGTCGACCAGCGTCCGCAGGGTGAGCAGCGAGCCGACGGCGGCCGCTGCCATCGTCCAGAAGCTGACGCCGGCGCCGGGCAACGGGTCGTTCATGTCGGCCATGCCGCTACTCCCCTGCCTTGCCGGCGAGCGCCTTCGCGACAGCCTGCTCGATCATCTCCTGCACCTTCTCCGGCGTGAGCGCGGGCTGGTTGGCCTCGGCCTCGAGGCGCTTCTGGATCGTCGCCAGGGCGGCGCGACGGCGCTCGAGCGCGGCGGGGCGCAGCCTGTCTTCCTCGACCGCGCGCTCGCGACGCTTCGCATGGATGGCGGCGACGTCGATCGCCGGCTCGACGCCGGGCTTCGGCGGGTCGTGGTCGGTCATGGGGTCCCTCTTCAGACGTCGCGGGCGCGGGCGGCGGCGAACAGCGCATGGATCGCGACCGCGTCGAGCGGCTCGGCGAGCCGGGCGGCGACGGACAGCACGACAGCGTGGTCGCTCTCCCAGTCGGCGAAGTCGTGCCAGAACACCTCGCCGGTCTCGCCCATCGCCAGCGCCAGCGTCTTGACCTCGCCGTAGAGGCGGCGATGGATCAGCTCGAGCTTGACGCGCCCCTTGGGCACGACGAGCCGGGCCGGCGGCACGCTTTCGTCGATCGACACCGCTCCTTCGTCCGACAGACGCCAGGCGTGCGAGCGCGCCAGATCGGGCAGCGCTGCGCTGTCGATCACGAACGGCGTCACGCCCGGCGGCACAATGCCGGACGCCAGCACCGACTCGACCGTGGCGCCCTCGGCCGGCGCCGTGACGGACACGCGGCCGTCGGCGTCGGCCCAGACGATGACCTGCGGCATTTCCCTCTCCTTCACGCGATGGCGCAGAAATAGCCGTTGGTCGGGTCGGTCAGCGCGCCGGCGATGGTGGCGAAGCGGACGCGCACGGCCGTCGTCGTCGGCGCGGCACCGCCGACCAGGATGGTGAACATTTGCGATGTCACGTCGTAGCCGTGGCCGAACAGCGCGGCGTTGGCCGGCAGCGCCGAGGTGAGGTTGATCGTGTAGTCGCCGGCGCCGTGGCGCGTGATGCTGGTCACGTTGCCCGAGGCATTGATCGTCGTGCCGCCACCCGACCAGTTGATCCAGGCGCGGACCCGGCCGTTTGCCAGGGCCGCCGCCGCCGCGGCCGTCGCCTGGGCGTCGGCATAGGCGGTCGTGGCGACCTTGCTGCTGTTGTCGTTCGCCGACTGGGTCGGGGCGACCGGCGTGTAGACGTGCGTCGAGGTGTTGAGCGTGCCCAGCAGCACGTCGCTGGCGCCGTCGTAGAGCCAGATCGAATGGATGCCGCCGCCCGGATTGTCGGTCTCGCGCCACAGCTCGCCGGCCTCGATATCGCTGGGCCGCGACGTGCCCGACGCCATGCTGGCGAAGCGCGAGAAGGTCGCGTTGATCGCCGCCAGCACGGCGGCGCCCGACCCGTCGGCGATCGTCTTGGCCGCCTGGCTCATGGCGCGATGCCTCCGGCATCGCGCCGGCGGGCGGCAGCGCCTTCACGCGCCTCTGAAGGCGCTGAGGCGCGAGAGCCCGCACCGGGCAGAACGAAAACGGGCATCGCAAACGCCTCCTCATGGCAACCGTGCGCGAACGCCGTTCGCGCCTAGACGACCTCTTCGGCAAGCGCCGAGAGCGCCGACACGTTGATGTCAAAAGACGGATCGCGGCTGGTCAGCTCCGTCTCGAGCTCATGGCCGCGGCAGTCGAACTCGCCGCAGTCGACCCGCGCCCAGTCCGACCAGTTGGGCGAGACGCCGTTCGGATCGTCGTCGGTGAACCGGCCGTAAGTGACCGCGTCGGCCTCGAGGCCGGCGACGGACCCGCCGAACATCGGCCAGGTCGAGACGTTGCCGCTGCGCTCCGACAGCAGGTCGAAGACGTTGGCGACCAGCGTCGTCTTGGAGACGGTGAGCCGGTGCCGCTTTTTCGATCCCAGGTCGACCTTCTGCGACCAGCCATAGGTGCCGGTCGCGCGCACGCCGCCGTAGTAGAAGACCGACGGGACGGCCGAGACGAGCGGGATCGCGGAGAACAGGCCGGCGCCGCCCAGCTTCAGCACGCCGCCCAGCGCGACGCAGCCTGTCTTGACGCCAGCGAAGGCCGGATCCTCGACCTGGCTGCCGCCGACCAGGCCGCTGAACTCGAGCGCGCCGTCCTGGCCGGTGGCGAAGGCCGCGAAGTCCTCCGACCAGTTGCCGGAAGCGTCTACGAACTTCGCCATGTAGGTGCCGGCGACCAGCGGCAGCAGGGCGACGCTCATGGCGGCACCCAGCGGCTCGGAGATCGTGACGCCGTGTTCCCAGCTCGCGCCCGTCGTCTGCGCCGCGTGCTTGAAGACGATCGTGCCGCCGATCTGCACGTCGAGCTCGGCGGGAAAATCCCAGCGCAGCACGGCGAAGTTGCCGTTGCGGATCAGCGACAGGTTCTGCGGCGCCGACGGCAGGGCGCCCAGGCCCGCGATCGGGCGCTCGACGATCGAGACATAGGCGCTGGCATTGTCCGCCCAGTTGATCGACGCCACCCGGAAATCGTAAGTGCCCGGGTCGATGTCTTCGATCTCGATCTTGAGCGCGGTGGTGCGCGGCAGCCGGGTCCAGACCGACGCACCGGACAAGCGATACTCAGCCTGGTAGCTGCCGCCCGCCTTCACGAAGGCGTCCGGCGAGCTGTCCCAGGTGAGCGTCACCTTGGCCTTCACGCCGCCGCCGGTGCGCGTGTCGTAGAGGGACTCGACCGCCCGCAGGTTGCTGGGCGGCAGGACGTTGAAGATTTCCGGCAGCTCGGTGTTGGGCGCCGGGTCGACGGCCGATTCCTCGTCGGTCGCCCAGTCGTAGACCTCGGGCGCCGTCTCGAGCAGCACCAGGTCGACGCCCAGCACCGGGTTGCCCTCGGGATCCTCGTCGACGGCGAACTTGACGCTGCCGACCTCGAAGGGCTTCTCCGTCCAGCCATTGATCGGCGACGCGCGCAGGACGGTGTCACCGGCCTTCACCCTCCAGCAGCTCAGCTTGCCCTTAAAGGTCTCGACGATCTCCTGCCGCGCCTTCAGCAGGTGGATCTTGGCGATGCGCTGGCAGCGCGCCGCCGAGTCCGTGAACGGCAGCTCGATATCCCTGAACTTCTCGATGCCACCGTCGGCGGCGCGGAAGGTGTCGCTGATCACGGCCGGGAAGTCGGCCGGCTGCATCAGGTGCCCGATCGGAGCCGTGCCCTTGACCGCGTTGAAGGCATCGCGCGCCGACATGAGCGTCTGCAGCGTCGAGCCGCCGCGCATATCGTCGTCGGTGATCGTGATCGTCGGCGTCTGGTAGACCCCGGCCTGGATGATCCAGCGCTCGCCGTCATAGATCGCCTTGCCATGGCCGGCGCCCAGCAGCAGCCCCAGGATCTCGTCTGGCGAGCCGTCGCACTTGAAGGCGCCGTTGATCGTGTAGCGCTTCTCCGTACCGCCGCCGGCCAGCGTGACCTCTTCGTCGCTGGCATTGGCCGCGGCGATCAGCGCTTCCTCGTCGATCCCCGTGTCGTAGTCGACGCCCAGGCCATAGACCGGATCGCACAGATAATCGGCGACGCAGAGCGCCCAGTTGTCGGACCAGGCCGTCGTCCCGGTGCGCGGGTCGTACACTTTCTTGCCGCGCACATAGGCCGTGACATTGGGAACGCCGTTCTGCCAAAGCTTGGCGCCCAGGTGGCTGACCTGGAAGGTGCCGTTGCCCGGGTTACCGGTGCCGGTCGTGTTGTCCCAGAAGAGCTGACACGCGAGGTACGTCAGGCCCCGCAGACGATGATCGGCCGTCCAGCGCCCGGCCGCCTCGAGCAGCAGCAGGCCGCTTGCGCCCTGGTCGGCGCCGCCCAGGTGAACGCCGATCACGGCATTGCCGGCATAGGAGCCGGTCACGACGTTGCCGTAGACGTCCAGGGTCGACAGCTGGTCGTTGAGGTAGACCGGCCCGACCGCGTCGCATTCGTGGCCGGCGAGGATCAGCGGGAAGTAGAGCGTCTGGTTCCCGTTGCGCACCCACATGTCGGCGAAGATGCCGCCGACCCGCGCCCGGCCGTAGATGACCTGGTGCGGCGCGATCGGCTGCCGGATCGACTGCCGCGTATCCAGGCGGTTGTTGGGGGCGGGGCCGGTCGCCGTCGGCGCGGACTGCTTGAACAGCGCCCGCGTGACCAGCGACAGGCCGGTCGTGATCGCCATGGTGACCACGGCCGAGGCCACGGCGAAGGCGGTTGCACCGATCGTCGCGGCCGTGATCCCGATCGCCGGCAGGATCAGCGGGCCGGCCGAGGCCGGGAAGGCGACCAGCAGGGCCGCGACGCAGATCAGCAGCCGCATCGCTCACCCCATCGGCCAGACCTTCAGCGCCGCCGACAGCGGCAGGTGATCGAGTCCGCGCGGTCCCGGCGCGCAGAGCGTGCGGCCCGTGCAGACCGCCAGCAGCGGCCGGCCGTCCCGCTCGACCAAGGCGACGGCGCCACGGCTGCACTGCGTCCAGCCGGAGGCCGGAATCCCGAGGACCGCCGTCGCGGCCGCCTCGAGGCCGCCGAGCTCGGCCAGCGTCTGGACCGCCGCGCGGGCACCATCCGCCGCCGCGTCCGCCGGGAGATCGAGCACGCCACACTGAGCCACCACCGCCGCGCGGGCGAAGGTCACGCAGTTGTGCCGGTGCCAATCGAACGGCTCGGTTCGCGAGCGCGCGAATAGCGCCTCGAGACGTAACTCCCAGCCCTCTTTACGCTTCATATCTCCCGCCTCGGCGGCTAGCGTGACCGGCAGGTGCGAACGCCGTTCGCGGTCGCCGGGAGGCCGTCTCAATGTCTCGCTTGCTCGCCATCGCGTTGATGCTGCCCATCGCCGCCTGCGCGGTCAGTCACCCGGTTACCGGATCACTGCCCGACGGCGAGGCCTTGCGCGGCGTCATGCACATGGCGGCCGACGGCGGGCCTACCGGGACAATCGACCTGTCCAGCTCCCGCACGACCTGCATCGGCCATTACCAGATCGGCGACGGCTTCAAGGGAAGCGTCCTGATCACCTGCGCCGACGGTCGCACCGGGATCGGCACCATGAACTTCCGGCCGCGGCCCTGGACGATTGCCGGCACGATCGGCGGCCAGACGTTCGCCGCCACCGTCGACCCGTCGCAGACCGTCAGGCCCTGAAGCCCGCTATGCTCTGAAGCCCCAGGGCACCAGCGCTTCCTGCAGGGCGGCGACGCCCTCCAGGCCGCGATCGCCCGCGAAGCGACGCTTCTGCTCCTGGTCGGTGTATCGAACCTGTCGCGGCCGCTCGAGATCGATCAGCTCGTGCTCGTAGGACAAAGCAAGAGTCGAGGTTTCGCCGTCGTCGCTGTCCTGCACCATGCAGGTGTCGAGCCTGCCGCGGAACAGGATCCGGGGCGACGGGATCACGGCGCCGACGGCGTCGAGCAGCCCGAGCCACACCTTGCCCGGCTGGCCACGCTGCATTTCCGCGAGCGCCAGAGATCTCTTGGCCGTCTTCACCGAAGACAGCGAGAAGGTCACGCCCCCCGCCTTGATCTCGTCCGTCTCCTCGACCTCCGAGATCCCGAGCAGGTCCCCCATGCCGGTCCAGGTCTTGTCGTCCCAGGCCAAGTCGCCGACGCCGGTCCACCAGTTGAGCCGGCCGCCGATGAACTGGCCCTCGATCAGCAGGACCGGGATCACCACCGGGGCGGCGATAGCGGCCGCGACTTCGGCCGAAAGGTCGCGGCTCATTCCAGCGCCTCGCGGCAGGAGATTGGCGGGATCGTGTACTGGTCGTAGCGGCCCAGCGAATAGTCGGCCGCAGCACCGGTCAGGCGGAATCGACCCGTCGCATTAGAGACATAGACCGTGTCGTTGTTCGCCGGCGACGACCGCAGCCGCGGCCAGATATCCAGGGTGGCGGCGCCGCCGACCAGGCTGGCGTCGGCCATGAGCCGGTGCAGCCGCCGGCTGCTGCCGGCGCCCAGCGAGATCCAGTCGCCCGCCAGCAGATAGCCCGAAACCGCGCCCAGACTCGTCTTGATCGTCAGGGTCAGGCCGGTCTGGCCGGCGCCGTCGACCTGAGGCCCGCCCGGCGTGACGCCAGCGCTGCCGCGCGGCGTACCCTCGCGCGGGATGCCCATCAGGAAGGTGCCGACCCTGCCGCGCAACGACTGAAGCCATGCGCTCCACTGCGCGGCCTGGGCGCGCGACATGGTGGGCGGCAGCTCGAAATCGGCCTCCCACCAGCCGCCGGCATGCTCCTGGATCTGCTGCACGCCCGAGAACGGCGCCGTCGTCGCGCCGCTGACCTGCGGACCGCGGATCGAGAAGGCGCCGAGCCCGGTATAGGTCGGGAAGGTCAGAGGAAAGGAGATCGTCATCGGCCGGCGAACACGGACTTGATGCCGCCTCCCTTCCGGCGCGCACGATTGACAGCCGCGACCGATCCCTCGCCAGCCGCCCGCTTCACGCCAGCCAGGCCCTTGCGATACTCGCTCGAGGTCACGAACTCGCCGACGCTGACATGCTGCTGCACGATGACGGTGGTCCCATCGCGACCGCCGCCACCACCGCCGAGCATCGCGCGCAACTGGTCCTGGTTGTAGATCGTGCCACTATGGCCCGGCACGTCGAGCTCCCAGCCGCGCTCGCCGACGATGCGCGGCCTGCCGGCCGGATAGGCGCCGCCGTCGGCATACTGGCCCCAATCGACCATGCCCCAGCCGGCATCATCGGTCGCCATGCCACCACCGCCGCCGGCGTCGCCACCCTTGAAGATCCAGTCACCCAAGGCGCCGAAGATGCCCTGGTTGGTCGGCCCCTCACCCCGGATCGCGTTCCAGATGTTGGACATGGCGGCGCGCATTTCCATCTGGATGATCATGTTGAGGAACGATTGCAGGATCCTGTTGAAGTCGACCTCTGCGCCGGTCGCCAGGTCGGTCAGTGCCTGCGACATCTCATCGACCAGGCGGCGGCCCATGTTGAAGGCGCTGTTGGCGCGCTCCATGTCCGCCAGGCCCTGCTCGATCCCGGCGATGAAGGCGTCGACGCCGCCCTGGGCGCCGCGATAGGCGCGCTCGGCGTCGGCCGCGGCGTCCTTCGCGGCCTTCATCGCCGCGTTGAAGGTGCCCTGCGTGATCAACCCGGCCTTCAGCATCTTCTCGAGCTGTTCGGTCGCCCGCGCGAGGTCGCGCTGGCCGTCGCCGTACTGGCGCGTCACGCCTTCGGCTTCGGTCAGCAGCCGCTTCTTTTCCTCGAGGCGCTGGTTGAGCTGCGAGATCGCGGTCGCTTCCTGGATGAGCTGCTGCGCCAGGGGCGAGTTGGGCGGGACGTCCTTCAGGACGTCGAAGATCTTCTGGTCGAGCTTCACCTGGGCGTCGATCCGGCGCTCGGCCTCGGCGACCGTCTCGTTGCCGCGAACCTCGAAGGTCGCCAGCGCCTGCTCGATCGCCTTCCGCTCGGTCTGCAGCTCGCGCAGGCGGACGTCGAGCTTCTCGCCGGCCGTCTTCGCCTTGTTGCCGGTCGGGTTGCTGTCGCCCGGCTTGTCGCCCTTGACGACGATCGGCGGCACGACAAAGGACTTGGTCGCGGCCAGCGCGATCTCGTCCTGCAGCTTCGTCCATTCGGCCCACAGGCCCTGCAGACGCGCCTTGCCGATCTCGTCGAGCTCGCCGGCGGCGCCCGACGACATGGCGTCGATCGTGCCCATGATCGTATCGGCGCGCTTCTTCAGGTCGTCGGTCGTGGCGCCGCCATTGGCGATCCACTTCCAGCCCTCGCTGACCTTGTCGACCGACCAGCGGATCACGGACAACGCCGCCTGCAGCTTGCGCAGCTCCGTCATGGCGATCGGCAGGGCGAAGGTCGCCAGCAGGTTCTTGTACTGCGCCTCGAGCACCTTGAGCTGCGACTCGACGGCGTTCCAGGCGCGGATCGTCTCGCCGCTCGCCAGCGCGTTCTGCTCGCGCGTCGTCGCGATCAGCTTCTCGTTGCCCTGCGACCAGGCCTCGAGCATGGAGACGGTCTTGGCGCCGGCCTTCGACAGCATGTCCGCCGCCAGGGCGTTGCGCTCGTTCTCGTTGCCCATGGCCAGCAGGCCGCGCGCCACTTCCGGCGCGACCGTGGCCAGCGGGCGCAGGTTCCTGTTGGCGTCCAGGATCTTCACGCCCAGCTTCTCGAAACGCGCGATCGCGTCGTCGTCGCCGGCCTTGGCGGCCGCCATCTGGGCGTTGAGCGTCTGCAGCGCCTTGTCGAGCTCGCCGACCTCGACGCCGGCCTGGCTGGCGGCAAAGCGGTAGGCCTGCAGCTGGTCGGTGCTGACGCCGAGCTGCGTCGCCTGGTCGCCCAGCGCGCCGATCTCGAACCCGACCTGCAGCACCTTCTGCACGGCGACCAGGGCCAGGCCCGCGGCCGCGGTCGTGCGGATGAAGCTGGTCAGCCGATCGTCGCCCATGGCGACGAAGCGGTTCTGCGCCACCTCGGCCGAGCGATAGGCGCCGTCGAAGCGCTGGATCCCCTGGACGACCTTGTCGTTGGTCTTCGCGAGCGTCGTCGCGCCCGAAGTCGCGGTGTCGTACATGGCGGCGAGCGCCGCGCCGGACTGCTCGGCGAGGCGCGCGACGTTCATCGAGGATTCGGTGCGGGCCGTCGCCGCCGCCAGGCGGGCGTAGCCGGCCGCCTGCGACGAGGGCTGGGCCGCCGCCAGGCGGGCGAAGCCGTCGGCCTGGCGCTGCGCCGTGGCCATCGACTCCTGGGCCAGCTGGCGCAGGCTCTGGCGCGACTGCTGGATCCGGCGGTCGAACGACGAAAAGGCGGCCGTGCTCTTGTCGGCCGCCAGAATGTCGATCTGCCAGCGTGCATTGCCGCCGTCGGGCATGGGTCGGCCTCCCCTTCGGCGGTTCCAGGTCTATTGCGCGTCGCGCATTTCCTTCTCGACCCGGATCCAGGCGAGCCACCCGTGAAAGTGCTCGAGCGGCATGGCCTGGATCTCGGCCAGGGTCTTCTTCAGGCGATCGGCCAGGGCATACTGCAGGAAGAGCGTCTGCCCGCGATCGCTCCTCAGTTTTTTGCCTGGTCCTCGACGGTCGGGCCGGTGATCGCCGCGACCAGCGGGGTCAGGCGGTCGCCGGCGACCTTCTGCATCAGCTCGTCCTTGTCGTTGCGCGTGAAGGCCGGCGTGCCGTCGGCCAGGGTGCACTTGGCCAGCAGCAGCTCGACCATGTAGGCCGCGCGGTTCTCCGGCTCGCGATCCCGCACCGCGATCTGTTCGGCCAGGCTGATCCGGGTCGTGTAGACCTTCACGCCCAGCAGGTCGTGTTCCTTGCGACCGGCGGCGGCATCCTCGCGCAGCCGCTCCATGACGCTCTTGTCCGACATTCCTCTCTCCCTCTCTCAGAGGCGCGAACGGCGTTCGCACCAACCTTCGACGCTCTCGCTCTTCGCGAAGAGCTGTCGCTACCCGCGTATAGCCGCGCGAAGCGCGCCTACGCCCCGACCGTCAGGTCCTGCAGCTCGCCGTTGCCGGTGAACTGGATGTTGGCTTCGACGTGGTTCGCCCGGTCCACCGTGATCTCGACCGTGTTCACGATCAGGTCGCCCTTGCGGTACTTCTTCCCGTTCGCCGTGCCCTGCGGGTAGAACTCGACGTTGGGCGTGTCGCCGCGCTTCAGGCCGGTCTGGCCGTTCGCGGTCGGATCCCACCAGGCCGTCATGCTGCCCGACCAGTTGGCCGTGTTGGGCGCGCCGCGGTCCCATTTGTCCTCGAGCGTCGAGCGGTCGGCGACCGTCTCCGTTTCGGATATGCGGAAGCTGCGCAGCTCCGCCATCGTGACGCCGGCCACCTTGACGCGGCCCTCCTTGCCCAACGTGACGCCCATGGCTTTCTCCTTTGCTACTCGAGGTGCTGGTCCGGCCGGCTGGCCGTGGTGTGGTACTGGACGCTGAATTCCAGGCGGGCACGGCCGGTGCGCGTCTCGCCTTCGTGGCGCGCGTCGATGAGGGTCGTCGGCCCGTCGGTGTCCTCGACCAGCCCGCCCAGGGTGCGATCGCCGGCCATGGCCTTCTCGACGTCGACCGCGAGCTGGTCCGCGACGCCGTCATCATCGTCCGGGTCGGCGTGCAGGATCTCGATCGCGACGGTCAGGGAGCGGCGCACGCGCCTGTCATCCTCACCGTGCTCGCTGATCGACCCCGCCTCTTCGCGGCGGCCGTAGACCAGCAGATAGGGAAGCTTGCCGACCGGCAGCACGGCCGAGCGGCCGGCCTTCACGCGCTCGCCGGCCGCCGGCACGCCGGCCTTCAGCCGGCGCACGATCTCGAGCAGGATCTGGCGGCGGACGTGCAGCATGGTCAGGCCACCTTTGCCAGGGGAAATCTCACCATGCCCTGGCCGTCGGCCTGGGGCGCCTTGGTCCGGTAGGTCGCGCCGCGGATGACGACGCTGTCGTTCTCGCCATAGCCCGCCGGCAGGTCCGCGGCCGCGAAGTCGACCCAGGCGTCGCAGTCGACCAGCTGTATCTCTCCGCCGTCGACCAGGATATCGGGCGTCCCGAAGATTCCGACGATCTCAACGGTCGTCGCGCCGTGCGTGTAGGGGATCGGCAGATCTTCGCCGAACGTGTCGCGAAAAATCGGCGCCAGGCCGTCGAGTATCGATGACATGGCGCCGAGTCCCTCGCTTGGCTAGTCGCAGCCGGCTAGATGCCGAACGCGATCCAGTTGACCGCCTTGGAGAAGGCGTCGGCGGCGATCGGCGTCGGGTCGGTGCCCGACTGCTTCCAGGTCTTCAGCAGGAAACTGCCCGCCGCCGGCGCGCCGGCCTGGTCGCCGATCGTGGCCGAGACGTAGGTGTTGGCGTCGGCCGGGTCGGTCTGGAAGGTCGCGACGACCGCCACGACCTGCTGCAGGCCGGTCGCGACCGTGTCGCTCGCCGACTCCGTGGTGTGGACACCGGCCGCCATGCGCAGGCCGCCGGGCGCGTCCAGGAGCACGTCGCCGGTCGCGGCGTCGGACGCCGCGGCCGCGACGGCGACGGCGCGCACCGACTCCTTGGTCGAATCCTTCGTGAACTTCTTGGCCGAAGGATCCCAGAAGAGCTCGTCGCCGACGACCCACGCGGTGCCGGTCGCCTTCGGCAGGGTGAAGACGCCGCGGCGGTGGATCTCGACGTCGGCGCCGCTGTCGGCGGCGTGACCCGCGACGCCGTAGAGGCTGCCGCGCTTCAGGAACTCGCCGCTGTCCGCGGCCTCCGGGGCGGCGATCGTCAGGACGTCGCCGAGCTGCTTGAAATTCTTCATGGCGTTGAATGCTCCCGATAGAGCGAAAGGGTTGTACGCGGGGTACGCAGAAGGGGTGGCCCGCGCGCGCGGTGCGAACGCCGTTCGCGCGGGCCGGGGCTGGTGACCTAGGCCGGCGCGGCGCCGGCGTTGTGGGTCGCGCCGCGATAGTCGATGCCGGAGACGCCGAAATCGTGCTCGGCCTTGGCCTCGAGGCCCTGCGACGTGAACGGCTCGTTGAAGGTGAGGCGCGGCGCCTCGTAGCCCTCGAGGTTGCCGTAGACGAAGCACGGCGCCGTCGCGGGATCCGCGAACGTGTACCAGTGGTTCCCGGTGATGTTGGCGTCGCCGGCCGGGATCAGGCGCTTGATCCAGTCGGTCTGCGCGTTGGCGATCAGGGCGGGATTGATCGTCGCGACCAGCTGCTCGGCGTCGGTCAGGCGATCGGGGCCGGTCAGGATCACATGCGGCTGCAGGTTGAGCGGCAGGCCGTCCAGGCTCTCCTGCTTCATCATCGCGGCGCGGGCGATGCCCACGTTCGTGATGTTGATGGCCGTGCCCGACGTGATGTGGTTGTCATGGTCCGCGTGGAACATGCGCTTGTTGTCGGTCGCGAGCAGCGGGCCGGTGAAGCTGGACTGCACCAGGGCTTCGAAGGCCAGGCCGTTCTCCCAGGACAGGACGCGATCGGTCCAGGATCCCAGCATCTGCATGATGGCGCCGATCTGGTCGTTGATCAGCATCTCGCGCGACAGGCCCAGGCGCACGCCGTAGGGGCGAACGCGATGGGTTTCCTTCGACTCGCCGAAGGTCCCTGCCTTGATCTCGCCGGTCTGGCCGATCGGCTGCAGCGTCGGGAAGTCGCCGGCGCGCACGACGTTCATCGTCTTGAAGTCGACGGCGTTCATGCGGCCGCAGAACAGGCGATAGGTCGGCGTGGCGGTCGTGTAGCGGGCGAGCAGCACGACGTTGACCGCGTCGCTGAAGATGCCGGGGAAATCCGACGTCGAGTGGAAGGCGCGATCGAACACCTCGATCGCCGCACGCGGGGTCCGCATGTGGCCGCGGTGACCGATCACGTCGGCCGCCATTTCGACCAGGCTCGTGCCCATGAAGGCGCGGGCATGGTCGGCCGGCTGGAAGCTGCGCTCGCCGCCGGCGATCCGCAGGCGGGCCGCGATCGCGTCGCGCATGCCGACGCGGCGGGTCTCCTGTTCGTCGCGCGTGACCTGCACGCTCGACGTCGCGCCGGGCTGGCGCGCCGCCAGGGCGTCGAAGGCGCGCGTGCGGAAGGCGTCGACGGTGATCGTCGAGTCGCGCATCGCAGCGGAAATGTCCGCCGTCGCCATGCCGGCACGCATGCCGATCTCGAGGATATCGGCCGAGCGCTGCGTGGCGGCGTCGAGCGTCGGGGCTGCCGGCGCGCCAGGGGCTGCCGGCGCCGCGGGTGCGGCGGGAGCTGCGCGGGACGCCGGCGCCGCGGGAGCCGCCGGCGCGCCGCCGCCGTCGATCGGGCGCGCCTCGATCTCGGTGATCTGACGCTGCACGTCCTGCGCCTGGCGCACCAGGTCGGCGTGCTCCGTCTCGAGGCGCGTGACCTCGGCCGGCGCCAGGCCCTCGACGATGCGGCCGCGAACCTCGCCGGCGCGGGTCAGCAGCTTGGCGTGATCGGTGCGCAGGCTGAGCAGCGTCACGATCGCGAGCTGGTAGCCCAGGTCGTGCGGGAGCGCCGCCACGGTCGCATAGGCGTCCGGCACGGCATAGGTCAGAGCAACGGCAAGCACCGCACAGACGGCGGCTGCCGCGAAGGTCAGGCGAAAGCCCTTCATCGTCGGTTCTCCATGGGGTTGGGTAGTGCTCCCGGGGCGTAAAGGTGCCGTGACCCTGCTGCCCCGGGGCGCAGGCGGCGCTGACAGACGTCGTGCGTTGGTCGACTAGGCGGCGAGCTCGGCCAGGCGCAGGCGACGACGCGCGGCTTCGGCAGCGCTGATGCCCGCCGGCGGCGTGCTGCCGTTGGGCGTCGCCGCGCGCATGGTGGCCTGGGCATCGAAAGGAACCGTCACGCTCGAGGCTTCCATGAGCACCCAGCTGGTCGCGCGCCAGATCTCCGTGTTGTTCTCGGCGCCGACCAGGGTCCAGGCCTTGACGTGGTAGCCGATCGACACGGCCGGCAGCTCGCCGGCGGCGATCCGCTTTTCAGCGGTCACCGCGCGCTCGCTGTTCTGGTCGAAGCGGATCCGGCCATGCAGCTGGCCGCCTTCGATCCAGGCCGAGACGATCGTCCCCAGCTTGGCGTCGATCGTGTACTGGTCGTGACGATCGAGGAAGGGCACGACGCCCTGGGCGACGCGCGACAGGTCGACCGCCGCGGGGTCGAGCGACAATTCCTCGAGGAAGCCGCCGAACTGCGGACCGCGAGCCCCGGTCGACAGCACGACGTCGATCGTGTGCTGTTCCGCGTTATAGGTGCTGACCGAGAAGCGCGCCTGCAGGTCGACGCGCGCGTCGCGCGTGATCTGCTGGCCGGGCTTGAAGCCGGTCGGCGCCGGCGCCGCGGCGCTGCGGATGGACAAGGCCGCCGCGGCCAGGGCGGCGTTGCGGCGGACGTTCTTGCGGCGCTTGCTCATGCGGGCCTCGCTTCGGGATCTTCGCCTTTGCCGGCTTCCGGCTCGTCGTCGTCTTCGTCGGTCTCTTCGTCGTCGACGTCGGGATAGACCGCCGGCGCCGCCGCGACCTTCGGCTTGCGCGGGTCGATGTCGAAAGAGATCCCGTTGGCGTCGCAGAACTTCCAGAAGGCGTCGTGATCGCGCACGACCTTCCGCCAGTCGCGGCCCCAGCTCGAGATGAACTCCTGCGGCGACAGCCGGCCGGCGCGCACGGCGTCGATATCGGCGTTCAGATCCTTGGTCGGATCGATCGGCTCATTGGCCGGCGCGATCCAGGTCCGCGGATAAGGCCCCGCCGGCAAGCTGCCGGCGAGGATCGCGCGATCGACGAAGCGGGCCGCGATCGGATCGCAGAAGCGCGGAATGAACGTCTGATACTGGACCTGCTCGACCAGGCGCCGGAACTCGATCTTGCCGGCGCGCAGGCTCGAGTAGTTGGCGCGGCGCAGGTCGCCGGTGACCTGGTCGTAGGTCAGGCCGGCGCCGACCGCCATCGCCTGCAGCGTGTGGATCGAGACCGGCTCGAACTGCGTCGACGTCTTGGGCTCGGCGAACTTGATGTCCTGGCCATTGCGAAGGCGCAGCATCATGCCCGGCTCGGGCAGGAATTCGCGGTCGCCGCTTTCCTGGCTGACGGTGCCGGCGAGCGGCGTGGCGCCGCCCGGCCCGTCGATGATGAAGGCCGAGAAGGCGGCCTCGATGCCCGACTTCACGATCGTATTCTGCAGCAGCTCGGCGTGATCCTTCGCCGACAGCAGGATCGGCGCCAGCCAGGTCACGCCGCGCAGCTGGCCGATCCGTTCCGGCCGGTACAGGTGCAGGTACTGGTCGCGCGGCACGAAGCGCGAGATCGAGGCGAAGACGTCGCCCGGGTGATTCTCATAGAGCCAGGCGCCGGTGCGGCGGCCCCACTCGCCCAGGCCGATGCCCAGGCGCGCGCGGCCGTGGCCGCCGACCGACGGACCGTCCCGGCTCGAGTCGATATGGTCGCCCTCGAGCAGTTGGACGCGGAAGGGGATTTCGCGATCCTCGCTGCGCCGCAGGTCGACCAGGCGCGCCAGCGTCTCGCCGCCCTCGACCATGCTGCGCGCCGCGAGCTGCTGCTGCGACGACCAGTCCAGCTCGCCCTCGACGTCGGACCGCGCGCACCAGCGGTCGAACAGGTCGGACGCCAGGCGATCGAGCACGTCGCTGCCAGTGTCCCAGACCGGCGTCATGCCGGTGCCGACCAGGTGCCGCACCATGACGTCGACGATCGCGTGACCATGCGCCGTGTTGCGCACCATGCTGCGCGCGCGGTCGCGCAGCGGTCGCAGGCCGCCGCCGACCTCGACATTTGCCGACGTGCTGCGCGCGCCGAAACCCTGCCGGCGCGGGCCGTTCAAGGCCGCGTCGTAGGCACGCAGCTGCAGGCGCGCCTGGGCGCGCCGGGCACCCGCCGCCGGCGAGAAGAAGCCGATGCCGCGATCCAGCCAATTCATGCGCGGCCCCTCTCAGCGGACACGGCCGGCGAAGACGATCTGACCGTCGCCCTGGTCGGTCCCGGCGATCGCCGCGGCCATGGTGGCGCGCAGCTTCAGCATTTCGTCGATCGACCCGTATTCGACGCGGCGGTCGCCGTAGCTCACGCTGCGCACGCCCTTGGCGATGGCCGCCTCGAGCGCCGACAGGTGTGCGCTGGTCCAGGTCGTCGTCGTCATCGGCGGCCCCACCATCCCTGTGTGCGCTCGCGCAGCGCCGGCGCCGCCGGCGGGTGCGAACGCCGTTCGCGCTCGGCCCTGGCCTGGTCGCGGTTGCGGTCGACCACCGCCTGGGCGTCCTTCGTGTCGTGCACCGGCGCGGCCGGGCGCGGCGAAAAAAGCGTCGCTTCGCTGAGCTCGGGCGGCAGCCCGCGCGCGGCGGCGAGCCGGGCCCACTGCTCGGGCGTCGTCGAGCTGATCCCCAGATATTCGGCCAGCGCCAGGTTGCCGACGCGGCAATCGTGGAAGTGATTGTCGCGCGTCTTCGTCCAGCGGCGCCCGACCGTGCGGCCGCGGTGCTTGATGTCCTCGAGCACTTCGGCGGTCAGCTGCTTGAAGTAGTTTTCGTCGCACCAGCTGCCGAAGTGGCAATAGCCGCCCGGCGCGACCGGCAGCGCGCCGGCCTTCGCCTCGGGCAGCTGCTGCCGCAGGTCGGCGTAGACCGTCACCTTGAGCGGCCAGGTGCCGATGCCCCAGACCTTCGCGCCCTGCGTCACCTTGCGGCCGCCCAGGTCGATATCCTGCAGCGTCGGCTGGCCGATCGCCGGCTTGCCCCAGCCCTTCAGGCCCTTGGTCGCCAGGATCAGGTCATGCCCGCTGTCCGGGTGCAGGCGCTGGCTGTTGCGCACGAAGCTGTAGACGACGTTCGCGCGATAACCCGAGTCGACGCCCAGCACGTCAAGGCGACGCATGCCGCCGAAGGCGTCGGGAAACTCCCGGTCGATCGTCTCGCGCTTCAGCTGCTCGAAGACGGCGCCGTTGGGATCCGACGTATCGCCTTCGATGTAGAGCGCGTCGACGACCCAGCTCTGGCGATCGGGCGCATGCGCCACGATCTCGAGCCACATGCCGCGCATCTGCACGTCGCAGAAGGCGGTCAGCAGCAGGCCCTGGGGCGGAACGTGGCCACGCTTCAGCTGCGGCTCGACGCGATCGAGCAGCACCTTCCATTCCGGCGCGTCGCCCTTGTAGCGATAGGGCAGCGCCAGCACGAGGTTGTGCAGGCCCTTCTTGCCGATCTCGGTCTTCGCCGCGAGCGTGTCTTCGGCGATCGCCTCGTAGCTCATCATCAGCGAGATGAAGGCGTCGATATGAAAGCCCGGGTGCCGCCCCTCGCCCGCCATGGTCGGCCGCCAGTGGCCGGCGCGCACGCCGACGACCCGTTCCGGCTCGCTGATCAGGTGGCCGCAGTCGTGTTCATAGGTCGTCTTGTGCGGGTGCCGCGCGTCGATCCGCAGCCGGTCGTGCTGGTGCACGAAGGCCTGCCGGCACTCCGGGCAAATGCAATTCCAGAAGCGGCGATCCGACTTCTGGAAGGCCAGGTCGATCCGGCAGTGCCCGGGCGCTTCGCCCAGGATCTCGCCGGTCGCTTCGTCGAAGTCGACGCCGCTGTCCACTTCCGGCGTCGAGATCTCGAGGATCTTGTAGTCCTTCAGCCGCCGGAAGGCGGTGAAGCGGCCGAAGAACAGATCCTCCGGATCCTGCGCGTCGGGCAGCTCCTGCCACTTGCTGACCTCGTCCTTGACGCCCTTGCGGATCGTCTTCGACGACAGGTCCATGACGCTGTTGGCGTTGGCCAGGGCGATGTACCCGCCGGCGAACTTCTTTTCGTAGGTCGTCGAGCCCTGCCCGTTGCGCGAGGTCTGCGGCAGGATCACGACGCGGCGCGTGCGGCGCTGCCAGGCGTCGATCAGCGGCTGCAGCTTCTGCGAGTTGAGCTCGCGTAGGAAGGCGATGTTGGGCGCGGCATAGAGGAAATTCGCCGGCTCGCGGTCTGCGACGTAGAGCGCCCAGGCCATCGCCAGGATCGACGCGCCGGTCTGCTGCGACTTGCGGATCGTGACGCGGTTGCACGGATGGTCGTCGCCCAGGCACAAGGCCGGCTCGACCAGGTAGGGCGCGCCGGCAGGATCCCAGAGCTGCCCGGCCTTCGTACCGTCGACCAGGACGATGTTCTCGGCCAGCCACTGCGGGAACGGCACGCGCCGCGCCGGGCGGACGCTCCGGGCCAGGCTGCCGTAGACGGTGCGAACGCCGTTCGCGTAGGGCGGCAGCGGCAACGCCTGGGCGGTCATTCGTCCGCCCCGCCCCTCGCCCCGGCCTCGAGCACGTCGGCGATGTCGCAGCGCGCCTTGTGCACCAGCTCCTTCAGCTTCACGCGCAGCGCCTGCTGGCCGCCCGCGGTGTAGGCCGCGGCGAGCTCGTCGACGGATCCCGCCAGGTTGTCGATCACGTTGCCGATCCGGTGGCCGGCCGCCGTCATCGCATGCGCCACGTCGGCCGCCGGCACCAGCTCGCCCTTCAGCTGCGCCAGCTTCAGCCGGGTCAGCTCGCCGTCGTAGAGCGCCTGCGCCGTGCGTGCGTCTTCGTAGGTCGTCGGCTTGTCCGCCGTCTTCTTCTTCGCCTGGGCATGCGCGGGGTCGCCGAGCTGGCCCTTCAGCTGGTCGAAGTGCGCGACGTTGACGCCGGTCACGCGGTCGTTGCCGTCGCGCGTGACCTGCAGGCCCTTCTTCACCAGGCGGCGGACCGACTTCGACACGGCGGCGCTGGTCACGCCGTCGCGCTCGGCGATCTGGCCGATCGTCATGATCAACGCCGGCGGCAGCGCGGCGGCGTTAACCTGCGGCGCTGCGGTCGATTCCATCGTTAACCCTGAAATCGGTTTTGAAATTTTGGAGAAGTGCAGCGGTGCGAATTACCCGCGAGGGCCCGGGGCCGGGAAGGACCCAAGCCCCGGGGGCCTCGACGGGCGCACGCCGGTCAGCCGCGGCTGTTGTCGCCGCGGACCGCGCGCTCCAATTCCTCGGTCATGTGGCGCAGGGCGACGCGATGGAAGGCGCGGTCGGCCGTGCCGTAGAAGTCGTAGCGCCTGGCGTAGGCCGGCCGGGACACGAAGGCGAAGGCCACGCCCAGCAGGCCGTTCGGCATGTGCCAGTAGACGCCGGGCTTCAGGCTGCTGCCCAGCGCCGGCACGAAGAAGTAGTTGGTCCGGCGCGCCCCGCGTCGCTTGCCCCTGCGGTTCTTGCGGTAGCCGCGATCGCCGAAGGCCTGCAGGTCGGACAGCACGCGCACGACGAACGAGACCGGCACGTTGCCGTGCTGGTCCAGCGGCGCCTGCTTGCCGGGCACAGCGTAGGCCGTTTGCGGCATGAGCCCGCGCAGGATCAGCGCGCGCTCGAAACGCTTGTGGTTGCGCGGGCCGCCCTCGATCTGGGGGCTGAGATACTTGACGCCCGGCGTGCCCTTGTTCGGGTCTTCGTTGATCCAGACGCTGAACCACGGACGATCGGCCGTCGCCCGGTTGATCTGCACCGCCTGCATCGTCCAGCGCGTCGGCCGGTCGAAGCTCTCTTCCATCTCCGACCGCAGCGCGCCGTAGACATAGCGGCCGGTACGCTCGACCGCCCGCAACGTCGCACGCGGCAGGTGCTTGCGCTGCAGGTCGGACAGCAGGCCGAGCAGGCCGGCGCTGTTCTCCCTGAAGTCGAGCTCGAAGACCATCAGGCCGGGACGACAGAGCCGGCGTCGTAGGCCTCGCCCAGGATCTTCACCGCATTGCTGCCGACACCGATGCAGAGCGGCAGCACCTTGTCGCTGGCGCCGAGATCGGCCGGCGGGCAGAGCGAGCCGGCCGCATCGCCCGGCCCGTAGACCGTGCCGGCGACAGGCGCCGCGCCGGCGCCCAGCGTGACCTTGGCACCCGGCAACGCGACGACGCCCTGCTGGCCGTCTGCCCCGCCGCAGAGCGCGATGCCGTAGCCGTCGGCGCCGGCTTCGGCCGCCGTGCCGTCGGCCTGCGCCAGCTTCCACTTGCCCGAGGCCGCGTCGAAATAGAGCGACTGGCCAGCCGTGATCGTGGCGCCGAAGATGACTTGCTTGGTCGCGCCCTGGGCGAGCAGCACCTGGGCGGCGGTGACGGTCAGAGCAGCCATGACGATCTCCCAAAGAAAAACCCCCGCGGGAGGCCCGGCGGGGGTTGCTGGCGCGCTGTGCGCCACGTTGACACAAAATCTAGCTGAAACTGCCCAGCTTGCCCAGCGCTAATTGCGCTTCTTGCCGAACGTGGTTTCCCAGCGTTCCCAGCTCAACGTATCCACAGGCACCAGCCGCGACTGCCAGAGGCCGGCCAGGATGCGGCGCTCGCTGAGATACTGGCCCTGCACCGTCGACCCCGAGATCGTGAGGCCCTTCGCCCGCATCGTCTCGGCGATTTTGTCGCCGGAGTAGCCGAAGGCCGACGCCAGCAGCACGGCCCGGTGCGCGCGCTTGGCGATCTCGCTCAGCGTCCAGTCGGCGATCGAGACTTCCTCCGGGGTCAGGGCCAGCCGCTTCGACGGCGCGACCTCGGTCAGGGCGATGGCGCCCAGGATGCTGACATAGCCTTTGCGCAGCGGGCCGGGCATGCGCTTGAAGACCTCGCCGGTGATCAGCAGCCGCGCGTGCACCAGGTCGGGCGTCCACTGCAGCCGGCCGCTGGCGTCCTGCACCTTCCAGATCGGATCGCTGACCTGGTCGAGCGGGTCGGCCGGCTCGAGGCCCGGCGCGCGACGATCGAAGACGGTCGTGCGCGGGTTCACCAGCACCGCCGACTTGCCGTCGGGCCTTGGCTTCCAGACCAGATCGCTCAATCCGCCAGCATTCTTGGGGTGTACCCCCCCGTCCCGGTCGAGTCCCGGGGCCCGTACCGCCTTCGACATATTGATTTTCCTCGCTTTAAGGAGAAAACGGTACGGAGGTACGGTCTGTTGCTGCCGGGACTACACACGCGCGCGCGCACGCGCTGTGCCCCTCGCCGGATAACCGTACCGCCGTACCTTTTTGCCCGCCGATGCCGATGGCACCGGCACTTTCAGGCGGGACTCGCGGCGGGACTCCCCCCGCGACTCTGCCGGGACTCCTGCGAACTCGGGGGCGCGGGGGACGGCACATGGGCCTAATCCTCCTTCCAAGCGGGCAGGACTTCGGGCGGGAACAGGAGCGCGCGCGACTCGGCGCCCGCGAACTTCAGCGGCCGGCCCGCCAGCTTCGGCTCGAGGGTTTCGGCGCCCCAGCGGTAGCGCCATTCCTTCAGGACCTGGCGGCGGCGCTCGCCCTTCCATTGCGGGTACTTGTCGAAGAGCTCGTCCAGGCCGGCATGGTTGTAGGCCACGGCGAGCCAGGCCCGATCCCAGCCTTCCAGCTCGCCGGTCACTTCCGACTTCAGCCGATCGAGCCGCAGGCCCATCGTCCGCAGCGCGTCGCGCATGTCGCCGCCGGAGTCGCTGTCGCGAGCGGCCGCGATCACCTGTCCGACGGTCATGGCGACGCCCTGCCGGAAGATCGGCGCCTTCAGGCCCATCAATGTGTTGAAGCACCGAGAGGCGTCGTCGACGTGATCCTCTGCGTCGGCAACCGTCATGATGAAGGGCTTGAAGCGCTCGAGGCCTGCGACCGTCGCCTCGTCCATCGGGTCGTCGGCCGTGGCCGTGGCCCAGCCGGCGATCAGGTGGCCGAGCTGCGCCGCGTCGCGAGGTGACCCGCCGAGCTCGAGCACCCGCTTGCGGGCGAGCTCCAGGTTGACCTTGAACAGCGACTCATAGGTCACGATGGCTCGCGCGCGGATCCTCGCGCTGAGATCGGCGGCAGCTTCTATGTTCGCCTCGATCGTCGACGGCGACGCCGGCGCCCGATCGGTGCGGTCGAGGAAGCGCCGCAGCTCGAGGAAGACGATTCGGCTGCGATCCTGCGGCCGCCATTCCTCCGTCACCGTGGCGGCCATGGTCACGCTGCCGTGCACGTCGAAGGTGCGCGCCTGCCCCGACGACGTGCCGCGGCCGCCATAAGCGCCGTCGTCGCTCAGCAGCCTGACCAGCTCGAGCAGGTGGCGCACGCGCCCGCCGTCGGTGTCGGACTCCATTTCGTCGAGCAGGAAGGCCGCGGCCGTCGTGCTGAAGGTCTGCTCGAGATAGGCCTTGGAGTAGCTGCGCTGGATCGGATGCGCGGCGCCGCCCAGCAGCGCGCGGGTGTATTTGAGCAGGGTCGACTTGCCCGACCCGGCCTGCGCCTGGATGAACTTGTGCGGCCGCCACGCCGGCGCGTCGCCCAGCATGTCGCACCACAGCCCGCCCAGGAACAGGTCGCGCGTCGCGCCGGCGCTGTCTTCGTCCGGGTCGTGCCAATTCCATTCGTCCAGGTGCCCGACGATCCTGTGGCAGTCGGCGAGCTCGGCCGGCAGCCACTCGAATTCGCCGCGCTCGAGGCGATCGTAGGCCGGCGCCTCGCGCGCGCCGCTCACGACATAGATCGCGTCGCCGATCGAGACGCCCGGCCCGTGGATCTGCCCGTCGTAGAAGATGCGGTTGCCGGCATGGATCACCGGCAGCCCGTCGGGCCCGCGCCAAGTGCCGATCGACCGCAGCGGCACGCTGCCGTCATAGTAGCCGGCGAGGATGCAGGCGCGGATCAGGGCCGCGATGCAGCGTTCGCGCTGCAGGCCGCCGGTCCAGTCGCTCTTCTCGAGATCCCATTTTCGGAAGTGCTTCAGCGGCCACCACAGATTGCCGCCGAACAGGTCGGCCAGGCCGCCGCGCCCGTGCAGCTGGCCCGACGTGAACTGCCGGATCTCGCCGACCGCGGTCACGAACCAGTAGACCCCCTCGCGATAGCCGTAGGGCGTGATCGGCGGCCGGTCTTCCTTGCCGTTCCAGTACCAGGTGCGCTCGCGCGCCGAGAACCACGACGGCAGCTTCCAGTCCGACGGCGGCCCCTCGAGGCCGTCCTCGCGCGGCGGCGCGTAGTCGCTGTCGAGCGCGAAGTCGGCTTCGTCGAGATCGTCGGGCTTGTCGTCTTGGGCCATGGGCCGGGCCTGGTTTCCCGTTGTTGTTGTCAGAGAGGGTGAGCTGGTGGCGGTGCGAACGCCGTTCGCGCTAGGGGTGTCCGATCTCCCAACCGGCCTCGCGGGCGGCTTGCTTGTGGAAGTCGGTCCGGGCGCCGGCGAGCCGGACGCCGAGCGCGTCGAGGAAGGCGGTCAGGACCGCCGGCCCGATCGGGCGGCGGCCCTCGAGGAAGGCGGCGACGTCTTCGGCGCTGAAGCCCATCGCCGCGGCGAGCGCGTCGCGGCTGGCGCCGCGGCCGTCGGCCAGGACCTGCAGGCGGGCGTGCAGCTTCATCATCGTTGCGCCTCGTAGAGCTTCGTGAGCTCGCGCTCGAGCGCGCGCTCCATCGTGCCGCCGTTCTGCGCCCGCCAGGACTTGGCAGCGCCGGCGAGCTGGCCGAGATCGACCCTACGCATGAGACGCACCAGCCGCTCGCGATCGAAGCCCGGCCGGCTGGCGACCTGCGCCAGGGCGAAGATCGGCGCCGACTTGAAGGCGTCGGGCACCGTGCCGTGCGTCTCGACCAGGACCTGCAGGGCCGCCGTGATCGCCGGCGCGCCGAGCGGCAGCAGCTTCTCGAGCGTGAAGGTCGCGAAGGTCGTGCAGGGCGGCAGGACCCCGCCCGACTTCGTGATCGCGACGCCGGCGGCCGTGCATATCTTGTGGATCTTGAGCGCGACCGGCTCGCCGGCGGCGTGCGCCGCCCAGAAGCGCTGCAGCCGCGTGACGCCGATGCGCCGGGCATTCAGCGCCACGAAGGCCTGCGCCTGGCGCGCGACGTCGCCCGCCTCGACGACGTAGCAGGGCAGCGTCTCGATCAGCGGATGCTTGCGCGCCGCCTCGAGACGGTGCTGTCCGTCGATCACCACATAGGCGGCGCCCCCCCCAGTGGTATTTCCCGGGCCCGGCTTGGGCGCGACGACGATCGGCTGGTAGTAGAGCCAGGTGAACTCGCGGGCGATCCGGTTGACGTGCTTCCAGTTGTCGGCGCCCATCTGCCGCTGGTAGCGGCGATCGATCTCGAGCGCGCCGATCGGCAGCCATTCCATGCGCGGCGCCGGGCCGAGATCCGTCGACGTCTCGTCCGCCTTCTTCTTCGCCGCGAGCGCCGCTCCGGACAGCGCCTTCTCCTTCACCTGCGACAGCACGCGCTGCGCGGCCGCCGACACCGGCCGCGGCTTCGCCATCTCCACCGTGTCGCCGATCGAGCGGGCGCCGCCGGCGCGAAGGCCGCTCGCCGGCGCCGCGGCGCTCAGACGCTTCTCGCGCGCGACGACCTCGCGCAGCCCCTGTTCGGTGATCTCGCGGCCGTTGCGCAGCAGGCGCCGGCCTTCCTTGACGATCGTGTCGCCGCGGCTGCGCAGGAACAGCACGTCGGGCAGAAGTTTGCCATAGAGGTTGCCGAGACGCGCCGCCTCGGCCGCGCGGTTCTCAGCGGCGGTCTGCTCCTGGCGGACGCGCGTCATCGCGGGCATCGCGATTCCTCCCCGTTGGAACCGTGCGGGCTTTCGGCCTTCGCCTGCGGCGAAGCCCTGTCGCCCGCCGGAGCGGCAAGCCGCTCCAGCAGCATGTCGTTGAAGTCGCCGAGCTCGCCGCTGCGCAGCTTCGGGATCTTGATCGCGACGATGCGGCCGCGCGGCTTGCCGAAGGCCTGCGCGCCGGCATAGGCCGCGGCCTCGCCGACGCGCGTCTTCTTCGGGTCGGGATGCCGCTTGTTGCGGTCGGCCAGGTAGTAGAAGTCGCCGCACTCGAAGGGCGGCTCGACCTTCGCCATGTTGGCGCGCTGGCTGAAGGCGAAGCCCGACCGGCGGAAGAGCTGCATGCCGCTGAAGGTCGTCTCGATCCCCTCGCCGCCGCACATGGCGCCGGCGACCGGGCCGAGCAGGATCGTCGAGCCGACGACCTCGCCATAGTGGGCCTTGTCGGTCGCGGTGCCGGCCTTCGTGACGCCGACGCCGGTGATCTTGAGATAGGTGCGATGCACGCTGGTCAGCCGGCCGTCGGCCTGGCGTTGCGCGCCGATCATCGCCGGCAGCTCGCGCCGCAGCTCGCCGTGCCAGCAGGCCGGCGAGAACCGGAGCGACGGCGGCCAGCCCCCGAAATCCCTGTTGGCCCCCTCGAGCCATTCGCCGGGCGGCAGGATCCCGCGGCCGCGCAGGTAGCGGTCGACCGGATCGCCGGCCTGCAGCGGCCGCGCCGTCTCCCAGATCCTCTGCACCCGCTCGGCCTTCCTCAGGTCCTCGCGCTGCGGCACCTTGGGGGCCGGCGGCGCGGGCTTCGCGGCCTGCAGGTGGCGCAGGCCGTTCTCGCTCTCCAGCAGCTCGACGGCCTGCTGGAAGCTGAGCCCCTGGCGCTGCATGACGAAGCCGATCGCGTCGCCGTGCTGGCCGCAGCCGAAGCAATGGAAGAAGCCCTTCTTGTCGGTGACGGTGAAGCTGGGCGTGCTCTCGTTGTGGAACGGGCAGAGCCCGACCTTCTCGCCGGTGCCTGCCTTCTTCAGCGCGACGACCCGCTCGACGACGCGGCTCACCGGCACCCGCGCGCGGATCTCGTTCGCCCGGCGCGACCAGGCCTCGCGATCGAAGGCGGCGGCGTAGCGGTCAGCCTTCACGACTGCGCCTCGCAGTCGTGAAGGCCGGCGGGCGGCAGGTGCTGTAACCAGCACCGGAAGCCCGCCCGGTGCAGAAAGGGTACGCGGGCCTTCATTGCCCCGCCTCGAGGCGACGCCCGCCCAGGACCGCCATGGCGATCGTCCTCACGTCGCGATCGCTGAGCGCGGCGCGGGCCTTGTCGGTCAGCTGCAGCGTGTCGACGACGTCGGCCGCATAGTGTCGCGCCACATGCTGCGCCAGGCCTTCGGTGGATCCGAAGAGCCGCGCCGGCTCGCTGCGGGCAACGCTTGCGGTCGCGATGAGCTCGGCCGCGGCCGGCCGGTACTGGCCGCGCCGCGCGAGATCCCTCACGGCCTTTATCATCGCCGCGATCGTCGCCGCCTTGCGCGCGACCTTGCTGTTGGGCCTGGCCGATGCCGGCGCCAACCGGTGGATCGTGGCCAGATCGCTCACGCCGGCACCATGCCGGGATGCGGCCAGTGCAGGATCGGCCCGCCGTGCCAGCGCGAGAAGCGGTCCCAGACATACCAGGCGTAGGCGATCGTTCCCTTGAAGCCCTTGTCGCGGCTGCCGTGCGCCCGCATCTTCGTGCCGCGGCCGGCGACAATGATGCGCGACAGCCGGGTCTGCCGGAAGAACTCGGCCCGGCCCTGCCAATCCTCGACCGTGAGCACGCGGCCCAGCAGCGCGACCTTGGCGGCGCCGAGCCGCAGCGCGTGCAGGGCGAAGTCGAGCCAGGCATGGAAGGGCGGGTTGGTCACGACGTTGGGCCGGCGCAGCTTCGTCGTCTTCAGGAAGTCGACGCCGCCGCGGCCGTAGCCGCGCGCGACCAGGTCGGTCGACACCGTGTCGACCCCGGCGGCGATCAGCACGCGCGAGAGATCGCCGAGCCCGCAGGCGCATTCCCAGGCGCCGCCGTCGAAGCGTTCGGCCCTGACCAGCGTCTCGGCGATCGGCCGTTCGGTCGGATACAGGTCGTGCTCTTCGCGGGAAAAGCCGCGCGTCCCGCCCAGGCCGAGCGGGCCGTTGGCCCGCACTCCCGCCTGGACGGGCGCGCGGTGAGGCCGGGTCGCCCCGGCCATCGGCCCCCTCGCCGAAGTTTCGTTCCGTGCCGTCACGCTCCCCCGCTCCACCGGCTCAGCTGCCGCCGTCGCCGGGCGGCCTGCCCGACACCGCGGCGCGCAGGCGCACCAGGGCGCGGATCGCTTCGTCGATCTCGACGATCGCGGCGGGGCGTTCGTCGTCGCCCATCTTGCCGTCGCACATGGCGCGCACGACCTCGGCGACGGCGTCGCCGTGCTGCACGATCGACTCGGCCGTGAGCTCGCCGATCTCGGTGTCGGCCGGCGGCATCGGCAGGAAGACGCCATGCGCCAGCGTGGCCAGATGCTCGGCGCCGGCCGGCGTCTTCGGCCCGGTCAGCGCCGCGACCTGGGCATAGGTCATTTCGTCGGATGCCTGCGGGTCGGCGTAGGCATAGACGGTCGACGGCGCGCGCCCGATCACGATCGCCGCGCGCTTGGCGCCGCCCGCCTGATCGACCAGACGCTGGACCGCCGCCTTGGGCAGCTCGGGGTCGATCGACTTCTGCGGCTGGAAGGCGCGGCGGGTCATCGGGCGCGCCTCTTGGAGCGCCGGCGGGCGGAAGGCTTCGTCTTCGAAGCCGTGCCCGCACCGGACCTATTGCGCACGCCCGGTACACCGCCGAGCAGAGCCGCGACCTGCGAAGCTCGACTCCTAGAAGCGGCCTCGTCCCGATCGAGGCGGACATGAGTCGGCGCGCCCGCGAAGGTGCGCACCAGATAGTCGGCGTCGAAGGCGCGGCGGGTCATTGGCCGACCTCGACGGTCGCATCCAAGGCATAGAGACGTTCCGCCTTCCCGATCGGCTCCCGCAACTGCAGGAGCCATAGACGCCAGGCGTGATCGCTGCTCCTCGTGAACGGCAGCTCGACCGTGCGGAAAGTCGGCTCATTGACAATGGGCGGCGCTGCCGTCGCGGCGGCCGCAGGCACTACCGCGAGGCCTGCAGCACCCGCGAGGAACGCGCGCCGCTTCACGCCGCACCGCCCGGCTGGTGGTGCAGGATCCGCGCGAGCTCGGGATTGCGATGCCAGCCCGGCATCGCGCGGCAGCAGGCGCAGACCGGCGGGCCGTCGTGCCGATAGCTGACGACGTCTTCGCCGCAGCCGACGCAGCGATAGCGCGCCGTGCCCTGGCGATCCTTCAGCACGACGACGTTGGCCGCATCGATTGGCGCGCCGGGCGTAAACTCGGCCGCGCGCTCTGCCTGCGGGTCGGCCGGCGGTGTGGGATGGTCGGGCGTCATGGTTTCCTTCATGCCCCTGCCCGCCCGCGCGAGCGCTTGCCCGGTCGCGGCGCCGCGCGCTCTACTCGCAGGTCCACAACCAGGAGAAGCGCCGATGACGGTGAACAAGCTGCCGGACGTGGGTCGAATACAGGGGCTGACACGAACAGCCGGATTCGACGTTCCCCGGATCGTAGTGTCGCTGCAGTACACCGACCGTAGCAATGGATGGCACGAGGTCGAGATGCCGTTCCTCGATGCGATGTACCTGCTGAACCTGCTGAAGGCGATGCAGCAGGACGTGGGCTTCGCGATGCCGGACGATCCGTTCGCGCCGAAGCCTTAGCCTTGCGGGCCGGCAGCAGCATCGGCGGGACGAGCAGGGCGCGTGACGTCATGACCGGTCCCCCTATTCCGCTGCGATGGTTGCTGCTGCGCCGGCGGGTGCGGCGCGCAGCGCCGACAGCACGGCTTCGGACAGCGCCTCGCCCTCTCCCCAACCGGCTGGGATCAGCCGCTCGACCGCCCGGATCGTCGAGCTGGTCGGCGCCCATTCGGCATCGTCCATGCCGCGCAGCGCCGCCCGCGACAGACCGGCCGCCAAGGCCAAGGCCGACAGGGAGAGGTCGGCCGCCTTCCGGAACGCCCGGAGACGGGCCAGCACGGCATCGAGGTGAAGATCGTCGTCCATGCCACGAGGATTGCGTAATAATTTACCCACGTCAATGGCGGCGCGGGTGAAACCTTACTCGGGCAAAATTTTATCCGCTCTATCAATATGTTAGTCATGGTTGATGACATCGAACGTGCGCGCGCGGCGTTCGCCAAATTCATGGCGACCCACAAGGACAGGCTGTCCGGACGGAAGCTGTCGGTGAAGGCCGGCCACTCCCCCGCCGCCGCCCGGCAGTTCCTCCATGGCAACGCCCGGTCGCAACGCGCCGACACCCAGCGCAACTTCGTGCGCGCGGCCTCGGAGCTGCTGGAGCGCCCCGTCACGATGGCCGAGATGTTCGGCGCGGAAGATGTCCCGGCGACCGCCGCCATCCCGACGCGCGGCGAGGTCGCCGCCGGCCAGTGGCTGGACATCGACGTCGAGCTCACGCCGCAGGATTTCGAGCAGTTCCCGATCTCGGCGCACCCGGCCTATCCCTATGAGGCGCAGTTCGGGCTGATCGTGCGCGGCACGTCGATCAACAGGATCGCCGCGCCCGGCAACGTGCTGCATTGCGTCGATATCGGAATCGCCGCGGTGGAGCCGCAGCAGGACGACCTGGTGATCCTCGAGCGACGGCGCCAGCAGTCGGGCCTGAAGGAAGTCACGGCCAAGCTGATCAGCCGGCGCGGTCGCGTGACCGTGCTCAGCCCCGATTCCACCGACGACAAGTGGAAGCCGATCGAGCTCGACCCCAAGAAGGCGCGCGATGACGAGGAAGTTGCCATCGTCGCCCTGGTGATCGGCGTCTATACGCCGATCCGTCGCAAGAAGTAGGGACACGCCATGCCACGCACGCTGCTCGCCGCCGTCCTCCTGCTCTCCCTCGCCGGCTGCGCATCAGTTCCCATGGCGCCCGGAGATCTCGACACGGAGGGCAAGCGCTTCGGTCAGCCACCCGCCGGCAAGGCCGCCTTCTACATCTATCGCGAGTCGATCTTCGGCGCGGCGATGACCGTCAACGTCACCATGGGGCAGCGCGCGCTGGGCGCCCTGGCAGCCGACACCTGGTTCGCCGTCGACGTCGAGCCCGGTCAGTACGACATCCGCTGCAACGCCGGAGAGGGGGCCGATTCGAAGATCGTGGCGATCGCCGCCGGCGAGGTCCGCTATGTCGAGGTGGCCATGCGGATGGGCGTCATGGCGCCACGCTGCGCCGTCTTCGAGGTCGCCGCCGACAAGGGCCAGAAGGCCGTGCTGGGCGGCAAGCGCGCCCAGGAAATCCGATAGAGCTGCTTCCGGCGGCCAACCGCGAACGCCGTTCGCGGCTAGGGATGGGTAAATCTTTACGCTCACTTATTGACTGAGGGTAAGTTTTTACCCATTCTTGCCCGCGCCGGCCTCCCCACGGGGCCGGCCCGGCCGCCCGGCCGGCCCGCGCCACCACCCTGGCGCCACTGTCTGTCTTGTCGGCCGGGCGCCGGCTCCCCTCTCAGGAGCCGCGCATGTCGTCTGCCCGACGTGAATTCAAACGACAACTGATCGAGGCGCTCGCCGATCCCCGGATCGTGCGCGCCGTCATCCTGGCGATCCGCCATCCCGAGGCGCATGCGTGCCTGCGCCGGTCGCGCGCCGAGGAACGCGCCTCGGCCAAGGCCGCCGCCGCCTTCCGCAAGGCGCACATGGCCTCTCTCCGGACCTGGCTCAGGACGTCTCCGGCTCCAGCGGTCGACGGGCCGCGGTCGAAGCTGTCGCCGGCGGGTCGTCGTTCTGCCGGGGCCTTTACGGCGTTTCGCCGGAAGCAGGACCTCAAGATCCTCGAAATTCCGACAGCCTCCTCATCTCCTGCTCCAGCAGCGCGCGGGCGAACCGGTAAACCGGCGACGGCGAGGCCGAGTCGAGGCGCTCGATCTGCGCCAGGGCATCGTCGATGACCTGGGTCAACTCCTCCAGCGTGAGCCGCTCCCGGTCGACCAGCCGCGCGACCAGAAATCCCTGCATCGCCCAGGCCGCCACTCCCGGGGCGGCCGCCCTGATCGTCTCTTCGTCCATCGCCATCGGCTCCTCCGTTCCGGAAGGCCGAGCCTGCCACGTTCCCACCCGGAGCCCAACAATGCACCCCCTCGACGACCTGGTCGGCCTCGACCTCAGCCCCGCCCGCCGCGACCATCTGATCGACCAGATCTTCGGCACGCCGCTTCGCCCGATCGTGCCGGCCGGCCTGGCGCCGTTCATGACCCTGCCGAAACCCGAGCCCGCGACGCTCACGCGGGCGCGCATGGCGCAGACCATGGCGAGCCTCATGGCCGCCAACGGCCGGGTGACGCGCGACGAGCTCGAGCAGGCCGGCTTCACGCGCCGGCAGATCGAGGATCACCGCGACGAAGCGGCTCGCATCGCCCGCCTCGACCGGATGGTGGCGTGATGAGCGCGCAGCAGCAGCCGTCGACGCTCTCGCTTCCGGCGGTGCCGGAAGCTGTCGCTCCCCGGCGGGCCGACGGCCCGCCTGCGAACGCCGTTCGCACCCCGCCCGCCCGCCTGCTCTTCCCCTCGACGCAGGTCGACCAGGGCCAGACGCTGACCCTCGCCGACCGCGAGCGATGCCGGCACGCCATGCGCGCGCTGCGACTCGCGGCCGACCGGCTCGAGGAAGCGCTGGACGGCAACCGCGCCGCCGAAGCGCTCGAGGCCTCGGCGCTGGGCGCCGATGCCGGCCTGGTCGCGGCGAGCGTCGCCGCGCTGCTGGGGCGGAAGTCGTGAGTGCGCCGATCGACCACGCCCGCCGAAGCGGCGCCCTCATGGCGCACCTGGAGGGCGCGGCCGAAGATCTCGAGGCCGCGCTATCGGTGATCCCGAGCTACCAGAAGCCGGTCAGGAAGAGGGTCCAGCAGCGCGCCGCCTCAATCCGCGCCACCTTGGCCGCGATGGACGCGAGCGACGCCGCGCGGCGTCGACAACCCGTCGACGCTCTCGGTGCTGCTGCGCAGCACCTGTCGCTCACCGGCCGGCCGGAGGCCGGCCAATGAAAGCCGCCGACTGGTGCGGCCCCGCGATCGCGCTCGCCGGCGCGATCGTGTTCGGCGGCGCGATCCTCGCCAGCCCGGGCCGCGCGGCCGAGCCGTCGGCCGTCAACCGGGTTCCGGTCGAAGCGCTCGACGTCTGGCGCCTGGTGGTCTGCGCCGCCTTCCCGCCCAAGCGCGGCCAGTGCCAGCTGGTCGAGGAAGTCGGGCCGCTGCCGCTGGGCGCCTGCCAGGATCTAGCGCGCGGGGCGCAGCGCGTGCTGCCGCCGCCGGCGGCGCCGGGCTGCGTCGTCGACTACGACGCGCTGGCGACCGCGCGCGGCTGGTAGCCGTGGCCGTCACCCTCACCTATCGCGGCCGCGACGTGCGCCTGGTGCGCCGCCTGGCGAGCGGCCGCGCCGTGATCGAATACACGCCGCGCGGCGAGCCCAGCGGCCTGACGGTCAACGCTTGGGCGTTCGAGCTGCACGGCCACCCCGACGGCATCGCCGGCATCAAGCGCGCGATCGACGCGCTCCCGGATCCCAACGCGCCGGCGCCGACGCCGACGCCCTCGCAGCAGGACACGCGCCCGCGGGCGTTCCTGCATGCCCACTTCGCCGCGGGAAACGACGACAGAGAGGAATAGAGACATGGCAAGCACCGCAGCGGCGACGGCGACCCCGGCGCCCGTCGCCCCCGAACCGCAATTCACTCTGCCCCTGGCCGAGCTCGGCCCGGCGACCTTCAAGCAACAGCGCTATATCCCGCTCGAGCTGATCCACCCGTCGCCCTTCAACCCGCGCAAGGAATTCGACGACGCCGGGATCGCCGAGCTCGCCGAGTCGATCAAGGTCAACGGCCTGCAGCAGAACCTTGTAGTGCGGCCGCATCCGAAGAAGCGCGAGCACTACGAGCTCATGGGCGGCGAGCGCCGTCTGCGCGCGCTGAAGCTGCTCAAGGCCGAAGGCGCTGTGTGCCAGGTCAAGGAAGCCGACGATGCCGACTCGATCGCCCTGCAGCTGATCGAGAACCTGCAGCGCGAGGACGTCGAGCCGATGGCCGAAGCCCGCGCCTTCGCGGACCTGCAGAAGCTGGATCCGGTGAAGTACTCGCCAGCCCGCGTGGCGGCGCAGATCGGCAAGTCGAAGCGCTTCGTGCTGCAGCGGATCTCGCTGGTGAACAACCTGTCGGACGATCTGCAGGAGGCCATGAAGGGCCGCGACGGCATGAAGATCGAGACGGCGCGCACGATCGCCGCGCTGCCGCACTCCCTGCAGAAGGCCGTGCTCGACCGGCACCGCTGGCGGCTGAGCCACCTGTCGGCCGACGAAGCGCGCAAGACGGTCGCGGATGCCGCGGTGCCGGTGTCGGCCGCCGCCTTCGACGTCGCTCTCTACCAGGGCGAGATCATCGAGGAAGGCAGCAAGCGCTACTTCGCCGACGTCGCGCAGTTCGACCGGCTGCAGAAGGTCGCCGCGAAGGCCAGGCTCGAGCAGCTGCAGAAGAAGTGGCCGGGCGCGAAGCTCGTCAACGAAAGCGCGCTCGCCAGCTGGCAATGGGGCGACAACGGCAACCAGGTGCGGTGGAGCCCGGATCACAAGGTCACCGGCAAAGTGCCGAAGACGTGCACGGCGATCGTCTACATCGACGACAAGCACAGGATCCGCACCGCCGAAGGCGTGAAACCCTGGAAGAGGCCCAGCTACTCCTACAGCTCGGCGCCGAGCTATCAGGAAACGCCGGAGCGCAAGATCGTGCGCGAGACGTTCAACGCGCAGCTGGTCGAGGCCTTCGCGAAGGACAGCGGCGTCGCGCTCCGCTTCATGATGCTGGACCTGATCACCGGCGACAGCGGCCTGAACGTATCGGCCGCGATCCTGAAGCGCGCGCTGCCGACGATCACCGTCAAGGCCGGCTGGATGCGCGACGAGGAGAAGGCAAAGGTCTGGCCGAAGTTCGCTGCCCTGAAGGACGCGGCCGTCATCACCGCTCTGCGCGAGATCGCACGCGCGCAGCTCGACGACAACTATGAGCACGTCTGGAGCTACCACGAAAAGACGTGCCCGCGGCTGCTGCTCGCCCTGGGGGCGACCCTGGGCGTGAAGCCACAGGCCGAGAAGCCGATCGTACCCGCCGAGCCGCAGAAGGCCGCGCCGAAGGCGAAGGCGAAGGCAAAGGCCAAGGCGAAGGGAAAGAAGAAGCAATGAGCGACGCGACCAACGCCCCGCCGCCGGCGGGCTACGATCGCGCCGGCCCGCCCTGGCCGACCGATCACCCCGGCCGCAAGTGCGGCCAGTGCGGTCTGACCGTCTATCCGCTCTGGGTCGACGACACGCCGCCACCCGGGACCTGCGTCGAGAAGTGCACCGACGCCGCGGCTTGCCGGCACAACGTCGACACCGCCGTCACCGGCCTGTCGTTCACGCTGGCGACGCAGACGGCCGAGCGGCAGGCCGAAGTGCGCGAGATCCTCAAGGGCCGCGGCCTCGACCCCGACCGGATCGAGGCCTACGCGCGCGACTGGCTCGAGATCGACCGTAACCCGTTCGTGTTCGGCGCCGGGATCTCGATCGACCTGAAGCCGCTGCCCGACTTCCTGGGCACCGATCCCGACCAGGCCCTGATCCGCGCGACGCAGATCGTCATCGGCATGGTCTGGCACCTGCAGCACGGCATCGAGGCGCCGGCCGACGGCAACGCCTGGCGCGACCGCTTCAAGCGCGCCTGGCGCCACGCGACCAACGACCTGCTGGGCCCGCACGGCGCCGGGCCCGGCGGCGTCGATGCCGTCGACGGCGGCGACGGCGAAGATCTCGAGGGGGACGATCATGGCTGACACAAGCAAGCTGGCCGCACTCACCGACGATCAGCGGGAGGCTCTGCGGCGACGGCTCGACGTCTTCGACCAGAGCATTGCGCAGCTCGAGAAGCAGCGGGAGCCCTGGGACAAGGCGATCGCCGCACTGCAGGAGATCCGCGAAGACGTGATCGAAGACGTCACGGGCGCGGAGCTCGCCGGCAACCGCGAGGGCTGCGACCGGCTGCTGTTCATCGGCGAGCAGGGCCACCGCTGCGTCGACGGCCCGATCCTCTGCGTCGCCTGCGCCCCGACCTGGTCGGACCTCAAGGCGCAGTACGCCGACAAGCGCGCGAAGGGCGAGCCCGTCGCCGATGCCGACGACGTCGCCATCGATGGCCGCATCGCTGCCGGCGACGGCGACAAGCCTTACGTTTGGGAGCTCTGACCATGACAGTCGCCGTCGACCGGGCGCTGGTGCGCGAGAACTGGCAGGCGCACCTGATCGCCGTCTACACCGTCTTTGGCCTGCTGCGGCAGCTGCCGCTGCAGACCATGGTCGACATGGGCGAGGAAGCCCAGGCGATCGGGCCGCTGCTGCATCCGACCGCCTGGCGCGAGAAGGGCGACGCGGCCCAGCAGGATCTCGACACCCTGCAGGCCGCGCTGACCTTCGTGCGCACCGTCGAAGCCGACTACAAGCGCGCCGGCTTCCCGCTGCCCGACGTCGTGCACGGACCGTTGCGGCTCGCGGCGCCGGCGTCGGGGGCCTGACCATGGGCGAGCATATCAACGCCGACGGCGACTTCCAGAGCGACAAGTATCCCTGGTGCAAGCCGGGCTTCGTGCCGCTGAAGCTGACCGACCCGGGCGCCTGGCGCCCGTTGTGGGACTACGCCGAGCAGCGGCGCAAGGTTGACGCCGCCTTCGCCGACGACCTGCAGGCCTGCCTGCGCGCCGCGGGCTACACCCCGCCGGGGCCGCGGCCGACGCCCTTCACGGACGAGACGCGCACCGATCAGATGATCGGGCGCGGGAAGGTGGAAGTCCTGGAAGCCAAGATCGCGCGCGACGGACTCGCGACCGTCCTGCGCCGCCATTCCGATTACATGAGCGAGCGCAGCACCATGTCATGGGCCGACGCCTGGGCGACGATGCTGATCGAGCAGGCCGCGGCCGAGCTCGAGCGGCGGGACGGGATCGGCACATGACCGCCGACAGCGCGATCGAGTGGACCGATCACACCTTCAGCCCGTGGCTGGGCTGCACGCCCGTCTCGGCCGCCTGCGACAACTGCTACGCCGCGGCCCTGGCCGAGCGGTACGGCTGGCCGGCGTACCGCAAGGGCGTGCCGCGGCGCCTGTCGGCGCCCTCGACCTGGAAGCTGCCGCGGCGCTGGCAGCGCAAGGCCGCCGCGAACGGCGTTCGCGCCCGCGTCTTCCCGTCGCTCTGCGATCCCTACGACAAGGAAGTCAGCGACGACTGGCGCGACGACCTCATGGAAGAGATCGAGGCGACGCCCGATCTCGACTGGCTGCTGCTGACCAAGCGGCCGCAGGTCGCGAAGCGGTATCACCGACGCCGGCGGATGCCGGCCAACGTCGCGCTGGGCGTGACGGCCGAAAACCAGGCCATGGCGAACCTGCGCCTCCCGACGCTGCTGTCGATCGACGGGCCGAAGCTGCGCTTCGTGTCGATCGAGCCGGCGCTGGGGCCGACCGACCTGACGGCCGTGCGGATCCGCGGCGGATACATCAATGCCCTGGCCGGGCTGCGCTATGCCGACGATGGAAGCTCGGCGCCGGTCGCGGTCCAGCGCCACCGCCTCGACTGGATCATCCCCGGCGGCGAGTCGGGGCCGCGGGCCCGGGTTTCCGATCCCGCCGTGTTCCGGGCGCTGCGCGACCAGTGCCTCCGCTACGGCACGGCGTTCTTCTTCAAGCAATGGGGCGAGCACGCGCCGGCCGACGCCAACGGCCGCATGGTGCGCGTCGGCAAGAAGGCCGCCGGCGCCGAGCTCGACGGCCGTCTCTGGCGCCAGCTGCCGCCTCAGCTTCAACAAGGACAAGGGGCCACGGCATGAGCTCGCGCCTGGCCGAAATCGTGCGGATCTACCTGGGCAGCGACGGCGAGGCGACGCGCGCGCTCTATGCCGAGCTCGAGCAGCTCGGCCCGGCCGGGCCGATCGCCGTCAACCTGCTGCGCGCCGCGAAGACCAGCGAGCGGGCGAAGCGCTACCGCGGCCGCGGCCATCGCGGCGCGGCCTACGACACGAAGGGCTGGTCGATCGGCAATCTCTGCGAGCTGCTGCCCGGCCTCGCGCCGGTCTGCGGGATCCCGGGCTGGGGCTGGGCCGCCGATCCCGACCAGGCACGGCACCGCTTCGTGCTCTACGTCGACCTGCCGACCGGCCAGGTCAGCTTCCACAGCGAGCACCGCGGTCACGGGCCCGACTATGCCGGCGCCTGGGATGGCGCGCGCGGCCTGCAGGCCGATCGCGTCGTGCGCTGGGCGGCCGCGCTGCTCGACAACAGTACCGACCACGGCGCCGACGGCAGCGCGATCGCGCCGCCCGTACCGACGACACGGTTGCCCGACCGGCCGCGGCCGGCGGCGCCCCAGGAGAAGCTGCTATGAGCCATCGCGCTTCCACAGTGTGCGCAAGCGGAACCGCGCGGGCTCACGGTGCTGACTACAGCACCTGTCGCCCGCCCGCGCCTCGCGAGGCGCGTCACTACCGCGAGGGATTCGACGATGGCCTGGCCGGCTGGCCGCTGCACCTGGGCGAGCCGACGGCCTACGTCGAAGGCTGGCTGGCGGCGCAGGAGTGCATGGCGCTGCTCGAGCACGGCACCGCCGGCACGGTGCGCCAGGAGTGGCACGCCTGGAGCGCGGGCGCATGAAAGCCACGCACGCGCGCGTCGGCCGGATCCTCGCCGCCGGCGGTCACGCCGAGGGGCCGATCAAGCACCCCGCGCCGTTCTACCTGCTGTACGGCCGCAACAGCAGATACGCCGGCTGGTGCGCCGCGAAGACGATCGACGGCATGACCGAAGCCGGCCTGCTGCTGCCGCGCGCCAGGGGCGTCACGTTCATCGTCTGGAACGACGCGAGCGATGCGCTGCGCCGCGAGCTCGCCGACCGATGACCGACACGCCCGCCGCCCTGGTGCAGCTCTTCTGCCTCGCGTGCTGGCACCGCTTCAGCGGCGCGTCGGCGGGCGAGCGGCGCATCGGCGGCCATGCGATGTGGATCTGTCCCCGGTGCGGCTGCAGCGATCTCGACTACGACCGCCGCGCCTATCGCCGGCCGGAGGAGCGCGTCCATTGATCGCCCATCCCGCCACCCGGGCCGCCACGCCGGCCGCCCGCTGGGCCTTCTACGCCGCCTGGTCGCTCTGCCTGGCGCGCAGCCCGGCCGACGTCGAGCAGTGGCGGCGGGACAATGCCCGATACCTCGAGCGGATCCGCGACCGCTATCCAAAGCTGCACGCCGAGCTCGAGTCGGCGATCGCCGAGGCGACGCCGAGAGGGGCGGCGCCGGCATGACGCTGCGCCTCGCCCTGCCGCCGTCGGCGCGCCACGAGGAATCGATCGACGTCGCCCAGGCGTCGCTGATCCTGGGCTGCGACCAGGCGACGGTGCGCGCCCTGGTGCGCTGCGAGGCGATCGAGGGACACCGGGTCGGCAAGAGCGACGACCGGCCGAACGGCGTCCGGATCAACCTGGAATCGGTGCTCAACTACAAGCGCCGGCACGCGATCGTCGACGACCGCCCGCCGCCGGCGGCACCGCGACCGCGGCGACGGCGGCCGAGCAACGCGGCGGTGCGCGAGGCCGTCGCCTTCCTGCGGGCCAACGGATCGAGGATCTGAGGGCAGAAACGCCGGCGCACGTTCTGGACGCCGGCACCTTGCCGATCGGCGCCGGCGCCGACTACGGTCCCGGCCGTGACGGTCTTCCAGAACAAGCAGCGCGGCCGGGCCTGGTCCTACGACTTCTGGCTGGGCGGGGTGCGCCATCGCGGTTACTGCCTCGACGACCAGGGCCAGCCGGTGACGTCGCGCACGGCCGCGAAGGCTTCAGAGGAAGCGGTGCGGGTGGCGGCGCGATCGGGCCAGCTCGCCGATCGGCGACAGGGCCGCGCCGGCGACTATGCGCTGGCCCAGGCGCAGGCCGCGATCGTGCAACGGGCGATCGACCGCAAGCGCAAGCGCGCGCACGTCGACAACCTGGTGCTGTGGGGCGACCATGCGCTCGAGCATTTCGGGGCCGGCACGCCGTTCCGGACGCTGAGCCAGAAGGATCTCGACGGCTACGCCGCGAAGCTGCTGGGCGAGACGGTGCGGAAGTGGCTGGGCGGCAATCGCCGGCCGACGGCGGCCGAGCGCAAGGATCCGGCGATGTGGCGCGACACCGGCCGGCCGCTGTCCAAGCGGCAGGTGAACAACTACCTGAAGCATCTGCGCCGCCTGATCGAGATCGCGGCCAAGGTGCGCGATCCGGTGACCCGCCAGCCGGTGCTGGGCCAGGATCCCGAGCTCACGATCGAGCTCGAGAGGGTGCCGCGCCGCAAGCCGCGGCCGATGACCGACCGCGAGCTGGCGCAGCGCCTGGCCGAGCTCACGCCCTGGGCGCGCGACGCGGCCGAGCTCAGCCGCCTGTTCGGCCTGCGCGCCGGCGAGGCGCTGAAGGCCTGCCGGCGCCACGTCGACCGTGAAGCCAAGGCGCTGTTCTTCCGCGGCGAGGAGACGAAGAGCGGGCACGACGAGCACGCCTATGGCGGCGCGGCCGGCTGGAAGCTGCTGCATCGGCTCGATCGCCAGGCTGAGCGCCGCGGCGTGCAGCACCTGGTCACCTGGCCGGGCCCGATCCATGTCCGCGCGGTCCTGGCCGGCCGGCGGCCCGACGGGCTCGAGTGGCGGCCACTGAAGACGCTGAGCGGATCCTGGCGGAAGTCGGCCGGGCGCGCCGGCGTCGCCGATCCGCACCGCTTTCACGACGTCCGGGCCCGCTACATCACGGCCGTCGCCCAGGCCGACAAGGCCGCCACCAAGCAGGCCGCCCGGCACCAGGACCCGGCGACGACCGACCTATATATAGGTGTCGCCGACGACGAGGTGCGCCAGGCGGTGGCCAAGGCGGTCGCCAGACGGCCGAAGATCAGGGCGTTACGCACCCGCCGGTAA